GCCGACACGCTCCCTCTCTGACGCGTCAAAAAAAACTCCAAGTTACTCCAAAAAGTGCCTAACATTACAATTTACATAACATTACTTATAAATCAAGCACTTACACATAACATTACAAGCACCTAAACCTAACATTAGGCAGGTTTTCTAACATTACTTATGAATCAATGACTTATGTGCGTCTGGCTGCCTCGTGACACATACAAAGGCTGCCTCGTGAAGCTGCATGCTTGGGTCGTGGGGTGGGGTGCTAAACTGCCCTAAAAAAGACAATTCGACACAAATAGAAATGTCAAAATAAATTAAATAATTCTTGTGATATCTGTGTATTCTGTAGTATACTATAAGGACTAGGTAATTTTACCTAGCATTTTTAAAGGAAACATTTATTATGTCTATATCTAAAAACGTTCTGTCCAAGGAACAAGCGATCCAGACTTTTAATTTAGGTGCGGAGCTATCAAGAGCCGAAACTACTAGAACCGAATTATTGAATAGATACAGGGATTTACTCAAAAGCATTGCAAATGCTAATGAAGGCAAAGTTCCATATTTCCACTATTTACAGATAGCCCTAGAAATTAAAAAAGGGTTTATTGCTACGGCACAATTGACTGATAAAAAAGAAATAGCCGACTTTCAGAAAAATGTAGTTAGCCCATTTATCCGCAAGGGTTTTGGTTTGGCTAATCTATCAACACCAAAATCTGACAATGTAGATTCAGAAGGTAAACAAGCAGGAAGAGAAACTGCAAAACTGGAAATAGTAAAACTTGCGGAGGACAACAGCGAGATTGCGTTACGTAAACTAGCGGATAAGAAACTTGCTGATGCTCAAAAGGTTTTAGGCGCTGAGAGAAACGCACTTGTTCGAGAGTCGAACAAATACGAATCCGCAATAAATAAAAAAGCAGCACTACACAAAGCGAGTATTGTTGATCGGGATCGACCAATTAAGGCAGATATTACAGACCTTAAAAAAGAATGTAGCAAGGTTAATAACCTGGTGCTTTGTGCTTTGTCACTTGATCCAGATTATAAGTTCAACATTGCATATCCAAACGCAACAAAAGAACAATTAAAAGTTTGGGAAAGTTTCCGCACAATTATTAAGGGAGCAATTAAAAATGCCTAAACTATCTAGACGAGAACAACTCGACGTAACAAGGGACATCCATCAATACTACATGGCATATGTAGACCGCTTAGTTATTGCATTAGAAAAAGCAAACAAAGTTATTCAAGTTGCGGATCAAATAACTAATGTTCTAGATAAACAAACTAGCCCATCTCATAGAACAAATAACAGGATGCAGTAATATAAACAATAACCATTTTAGCCGCCCAATTGGGCGGTTTTTTTTGTGCAAAAAAAGACATTATTTTTAATTTTTTGTTGACGTGGGCGGTGGCTTATGCTAGGGAACTGGTTGTGGGGTAGGCGGGGCAACCCACCCTTCGCTACGCTACGGGTGCCCCGCCTACCCCACACTATTTTGCGTATTTCATAATAACTTTTGAAACTTTGACCCCGCCCCCTTGTCATTCTTATGAGCATATGCTATACACGTATTATACGAACCCCCCGGCACCCTTTTTGGGTCCTATACTCAAACTATGACTATCAAACTAAAAACGGATAACGAACACCCGGTGCCAGCTAGAATGTCTGTAGTAAAAGCTGATACTCCTATGGAAGAGCTTGAGGTAGCTGAGAACACTGCAAAATATCTAGCAAAACACGCACAGCCTATAGATATACGAACCGAAGATGTAGAGAAAGCACAAAATTTGTTCAAGGACTTCAACAAACAAGTTTCACCTAAAACATTGAACCAGCCTGCTGTTGTTATGGCACTTAGTAACTACGTAAAGGAATACTCAAGCGCAATAGTGTCGGACGCGGTAGAAACTAGAAACTTAATCCATAATAGACTACTTCAGATAAGCAGTTGCGGTAACCCTAGGTATGAGTTAAAGGCCCTAGAGCTTCTCGGCAAAATGTCTGATGTCGGTGCGTTTACAGAAAAATCAGAGATCACCGTTACACATAAGTCCTCTGAGACTTTACAGGGACTGATTAAAGAAAAGATAAACAGGTTGATAGATTTAGATGTAGAGGATGTGCCTGAGATAACAGATTCATTAGATGAAGAACTAAGAATATTTGAGGAGGAGAATGGAAGCGATCCAACCAACGAAATCGGATCTGAAGAAGTTCTTACAGAAACTACCGAACCTTCCTGAGCCACAACTGCAGGACTTGTATCGTACACTTATGGAGTACGAGCATGTGGTTACAAAAGAAGGTGCGGAGCATGATTTTTTAGAGTTCGTTAAAAGGGTATGGCCTAATTTTATATATGGGCCACATCACAAACGAATGGCTAGAGCGTTTGAAAAAGTAGCTAGTGGTAAAATAAAACGGTTAATTATTAATATGCCACCACGGCATACAAAATCGGAGTTTGCTTCGTATTTGTTGCCTGCGTGGTTCTTAGGTAAGTACCCAAATAAAAAAGTTATCCAGACATCACACACAGCAGAGCTTGCGGTGGGGTTTGGTAGAAAGGTTAGGAACTTAGTTGATTCTGAAGCGTATAAAGACATATTTCCAGGAGTTGGACTCCAAGTTGACTCAAAGGCGGCTGGGCGTTGGGCTACCAATAAAGGAGGAGACTACTTTGCTATCGGTGTTGGAGGTGCTGTTACGGGTAAAGGTGCGGATATCCTCATTATTGACGACCCTCATTCGGAGCAAGAAGCGACCTTAGCTGAAACAAACCCTGAAATATACGATAAAACGTATGAATGGTACACATCTGGGCCTCGTCAACGTCTACAACCGGGTGGTTCTATTGTAGTTGTAATGACTAGGTGGGCAAAAAGGGATTTAACAGGGCAAATAATTAAAAATTCTATACAAAGATCAGGTGAAGACTGGGAATTGATAGAGTTCCCTGCCATTTTACCTAGTAATAACCCACTTTGGCCTGAATTTTGGCCTGTTGAAGAGCTAGAAGTGCTTAAAAATGAGTTACCTAACTCAAAATGGATGGCTCAGTACCAACAAAACCCTACTTCAGAGAACTCAGCTATAGTAAAACGTGAATGGTGGCAGATTTGGGAGAAAGAAGACCCACCCATGTGTGATTTTATGCTTATGTCATGGGATACAGCGTTTGAAAAGACTCAACGTGCGGATTATTCGGCATGTACAACATGGGGAGTGTTTTATAAGGCTGGACCAGACGGCTCTCGGCAAGCAAACATTATACTTTTAAATGCTTTTCGTGATAGGCTAGAGTTCCCAGAATTAAAAAGAGAGGCTATACAACAATATCGAGACTGGGAGCCAGACTCTGTAATTATTGAGAAAAAAGCATCAGGTGCTCCGTTAATATATGAAATGCGGGCTATGGGGATACCCGTACAAGAATTTACTCCTAGTCGAGGAAATGATAAAATCTCCAGATTAAATTCAGTTTCTGATTTGTTTGCTTCTGGGTTAGTTTGGATACCTAATACTAGGTGGGCCGAAGAAGTTGTAGAAGAAGTGGCAAGTTTTCCTGCTGGGGAGCATGATGATTATGTAGATTCAACCTCTTTAGCGTTAATGAGATTTAGAAAAGGCGGGTATGTTAGAACTCCCTCGGATGAAGACGAGGACAATGGGTTATATCGTAGCCTTCGTAGAGAGCCTTATTATTAAAGGATAAATTATGGCAGTGAATGGTATAGAAAAATCATTAGAATCTATAAGTGGTGATCCCACGCTAGAAAAAACTGATATACAGATTGAGATAGAAGACCCTGAAAAGGTATCTATCATTACTGAGGACATGGCTTTAGTCATGGAAGCTGGTGAAGAAGAA